GCGCGCGCGTTCTGCTCGAGGCCGGGTTCGACGATGGTGTTATTGAACAGCGCGATCAGGTTGAATTCGTCCGGCAGCGGGCCCGTGCTGTCGATTTTGGCGCCGGGCCGATACGCCCGCTCGTGCCGCACGAGGCGATTGCCGATGTCCTGCGCGAGCTCGCCGTCGATGGGAAAACAGATGCGCGGCGAATCGCCGACCTGCCACGACGCGACGGGGTAACGCTCGAACAGGCCCTGCCGCGCAGGGCCCGCCGTGTCGCGAGGGCGGAACGCGGGCATTAGAGGCCGCTCCCTGACGCCTGCGCCGCCGGGCGCTTGACGCCCTTGCTACCGCCAGACCCCGGTCTGCCCGCGGGCGCTGCCCCCTGCGGCATGTTCGCGACGTGCACGACGAGCGGCTGCCCCTGTTTCAGGGTGTCGGCGACGGCCTTGCCGACGGCCTTGCCGTCGACCCCTGCGGCGGCGGCGGGGTTCGATTCGAGCTCGCTGATCCAGGCCTCCTTTTCTTTCAACTGCTGTTCGAGCTCGGCGATTTGTTGGCCCGCGATGGCGTCGCGGTTCGGGCCCGCCTGCGGCGTGAACCCGGGGGGCATCGTGGGCATGATGCTGCCGTCGGGCGTCATCATGCCCGACCCGCCCGCGTTCGGTAGGTTCGACAGCATGCTGAACAGGCCCTCGAAAAAACCGCCGCGTTCCTCGCGCAGCTTGGCGATTTCGGCGCGCAGGGCGGCGGCGTGTGCCTTTTGCCTTTCGACACCGCCGCCTTTCGAGGCGGTCTGCGCGCCGACGACCGCGCCATGGTTCATCGCGTCCGATTTGTCCTTGAACAGGTTGTCGATGAATTCCTTTCCGAGCTCGAGCGCGAGGGCGGCGGCCGACGCGATGCCGGCGAGTCGGATCGCGGTCGCCATTTTGCTCGCGCCTTTCTTCCCGCCACTCTCGATCCCATCCTCGATCCCGTTCGCGAGCATCTGCGCCTCGGTCAGGCCCTCGCCGAGGAACTGCTGATGCCGCTCGATGCCCCCCGTTCGCCCGCCGCCCTTGCCTCTGCCGCCGCCGGCGCCGCCGCTACTGCTGCCGCCGCCGCCTAACCCGAACGCCTCCTTGAATGCGTCGGCGAGTGCCTCGTTCACGATGCCGCTGACGAACCCCGCGCCCGCGTTTCCGCCGACGGCGAGCGTGCCCGCGAGCACCGGATTTTTGACGACGAATTTGGCGAACTTGCCGAACACGTCGGCGATCTGCGGCAGGTATTTCGACAGCTCCTCGATCGCGTCGACGATCCGCGGGTCGCCGAACGAGCGCTGCAGCTGATCGAGCGCGGCCGTCAGGCGCCGCTCGGGATCGTTGCGTCGGTCGTTGGCCTCCCTTACCAGGTCGGCGCCTTTCGACGCCGTCGTGCCGAACTCGTCGATATGTTTCTCGAGGTCGGCAAGGGCCTTGTCGTTCGCGGCCTTGCCCTTCAGACCGGCGTCCTGCGCGCGTTTCAATGCCTCCTCGAATGGATCGATGAACAGGGCCTTGAGTGCCTTTCGTTCCTCGGCCTCGCCCATCGACGCCTTGAGCGCATCGACGCCGCGCTGCCCGAGGGCGAGCACCCGTTTCAAGCGACCGATCAGATCCTTCTCGTTCAGCAGTTTTTTAGGATCGATGTGCAAGTTCTTTGCGAGGGCCTTGATCTGGTTCACGTCGCCGAGCGACAGCAGGATCTGTTTGATTGCTTTCACCTGCTTGCCCATGTCGCCGAGCGGGTCCTCGGTCGCAGCGAACGCGCCGAGCATGAAATCGACGCCACGCTTACCGTTCAGGCCCGCCTGCACGAGCTCGGCACCGACGGTGCCGATGGCGCCGGCGAATTCTTCCATCGAGTTACCGCCTTGCTCGAGCTCGTGCAGCGAGGCGAACAGGTCACCCATCTCGTTCGCGGCGACGCCGAATTTCGTGTGCAGCTGATCGGCGAGCGTGACGAGAATGCCGACGTCTTTGTTCGTGGCAGTCGCGGCGACGCCGATCGTGTCGAGCATGTCGGCCGTGAACTTGGCGTCGCCCGTCGCCTGAAACAGCTCGCCGAACACGTCAGCCATTTCGGCCGTGCGCCGCCCGGTTTTGATCGCCGCCTGCTCGACCGTCTGCTGAATCGCTGCGGCCCGGACCTGTTCTTTCGACACCCGGCTGACGTTGAACGCGAGCTGTTTGAACTTGCTGTCGAGCTCGACGGCGCCTTTCAACGCGCTGCCGAACGTCAGCCCGCCGAGCAGCCCCGACACCATGCCGAGCGAGCTGCGCGCCGTCGCGCCGAGCTGCCTGACGCTGCCGGTCGCTTTCTGCACCCCGGCGCCGAACACCTGCATCGCGCGCTCGGAACGCTGCGCCGACTTGACGGCGGCGTCGCCGGCCTTGCCCATGCCGGCGACGAACTGCCCATCGTCTAGGGTCAGCTTTATCGACGCCTCGCGTTCAGCCATCGCCCGTCATGGTAGCAACACGCGGCCCGAGCCGCATCAGGTGCCGTAGTCGGGCCGCAGTTTCAGCAGCCATCGCAGCTGCGCCGCCGTCAGCTGCCCGGCGTCGAGGTCCCTGACGACCGCGCAAACGAGGGCGCGTTCGGAGACGAACATGCTTCCCGTGCCATAAGCAGAATACAACTGGCCTGCTCGAAACCAGGCATAACGGCTAAAAAACCGATGTCACTCCGGGATCGGATCTGCGCGATGACCTGCCACATTTTCTCGCCGTCCCACGATCCGAACGAGGGGTGCTGCATCCGAACCCATGCGTCATAGCGGCCCCACACTTCGGCGATGCTCGCCGGTTCGTACGATTTCCACAGCGTCTCGGCGTCGGGCACGTGCTGTGTGTGGCAGTCCTCGTCGCGGATCGCGTACGACAGGATCACGTATTCCTCGAGCATTTCGACGAGGTCGCGATCCCGGTCGAGGTCGAGCTGCAGGCGCCCGGCCCATGCCCTCGACTCGGTGCGGGCATGGTACCGCTGACGGTTCGTGACGGCGCGCAGCCGGACGGGTGTTTCGTCGACGCCGCCTTTCGCGTTGCGCCGTTTGATTGACGCCGGCAGGTGCAGGATCCCGTCGCGTTCCTCGACGCCGATCTGATCCCAATTTTCGAGCACGAGTTTCACGACGTGCTCGACGTCGGCCGCATCTGCGGCCCGTTTGCTGTCTGCCATTCCGTGTGCCTCCGGATGTCATCGAACCCGCCGCAGGCGCCTGCGGCGGGTTCCTTTTTTTGTGTTCTTGGTAGGGGGCTCGCGACGTGACGCCCGGTCGAGCTGCTCGCGCAGCTGACCCCCAATGGTAATTTTAGGGCGGGTCGCCAATGGACGGCAGCGACGCGGGCGCGCGCGAGCTCGGCGGCGAGGCCTCGAGCAGGGCCCGGACGCCGCAGTCTTTCGCCTCGAGCAGTTTCCGCATCGCCTCGCGCGACTCGTCGTTCTCGGGCAGCTCGCGGGCGATCCAGTGCGCGAGGTCACAGAACGGTTTGCTCGTCGCCTGCAGGTGCGGCGGCAAATGGTCGAACCGAAAGTGTCGCAGGATCGCGTGTGCCATGGCTGCCCTCGGGAATGGTCAGCGCGAGGACCCTGCCGGTATACCGTGCGACCGCGTCAGGGATCGCCCGACAGGGGGCCTCGCGCGAGGATCAGACTACGCTGCGGCCCGCTGTTTTTCCAGCTTACCGACGAACTGGATCGAGCCTTTCACTGCGTCGTCGAGCGGCGCGTCGAGGGACACGTTCGTGTAAATGCCATTCAGCGTCAGCACCTTGCCGCCCGGGAACTTGGTTCGGAGCTGCACGATCTTGCCGTCCTGAATGTCTTTGACGTAGTTCCGTTCGAACCCGTTCTCGCCGACGACGAAATCGAACGACACCGTCGACTCGCGCACGCCGAGCGTCACGCCGGCGCCGTCCTCGCGCAGCGTGTGCACCTGCTTGCCATTGTTCGTCGTCGTGACGTTGAAGTTCGTCACGCGAACCAAGTCGCCATTGCCCTGCGCAATGAATGCCTTGGCGAACAGTTCCTGCTCGTTATCAGCCATGATCCGATGCTCCTATGCCGACGCTGCTGCGCGGCGCTTACGAGGCGATTTTCTGCGCGACGACGCCGAGTTTCGCGAGCGGCTTGACGATCGCGAGCGGGATGAAAATGTCGACCTGCGAGGCGTCGCTCGCGTTGATTTCCACGATCAGCTCGCCCGCCGTGATGCTCGCGTCGAGCTTGTCGCCCTGCACGACGCCGAGGTTCACGTGTAGACCGAGGCGCGACTCGACGAACGCCTGCACGTCCCGACGCTCGGTCACCCCTGCGGGCAGGCGGTTCTGCCCTGCCGGCAGATCGGGCGTGATGCTGGTGTTCGCGAACTCGATGGGCAGCGCCGTCCGCAGGTCGGCGGCGACGGAATACATTCCGTCAGTGTCCGACAGATCGAACGCCCGATAATCGGGGTTCGCGCCGTTCAGCGAGTGCGTCGTGATGGGCCGCACGAGGAACAGCTCGCCCGTCTGCAGCTGCACGTCGACGGGCGAGACGCCGTTCGACAGCAGCGACTCGGTCTCTGCCGGCGTCAGCTTGTCAGCGACGAGGTCGCGCGGGCCGTACAGATTCAGCTTGTTATTGATGCGATTGTAATTCGCACGGATCGCGACCCATTTCAGCGCGTCAGCGGCCTCGGCGCCCGCGAGCTCGCCGGGCAGGTCCTCGAAATTCTGCCCGAACACATACTCGAACGCCTCGTTATTGCGCCCGATGGCGCCCGCCTGCACGTTCGCGACGCTGCCGGTGTGGCCCACGACGCCGACCTGCAGCAGCGCCTGATTGCCCGTTTCGAGGGCGTCGATGTGGGACGCGATGCGGGCCGCGTTGCTCGTGCCCGCCGCGCTCGTCGCGTCGGCGTTCGACAGGATGCCCACGATGCGGCGGTACTCGCGCGTCGACACCGTCGACAGCGCGGTCGTGAAATCGGGTTCGAGGGTGCCGCCCGTCAGCGCCGCCGGGTTCACGGTGATGGCGATGCCGCCGCCGCCCGTCAGGATCGAGGCGTTCAGCAGGATGTCGTTGCCCCACGCGCCGGCGAGTTTCGCCGTGTAGTCGATCGAGCCGACGTTCGCGGCTGCCGTCAGGGCGAGGTCGGCGCCGATCGCGTTGATGGCTGCGACGGCGCGCGCGACGAACGTCGTCGCACTCTCGCCGTTATTCCAAGCGACGTCGACGACGCGCCCGTGCGCGCGGAACCGGATGGCGCTGTTCGCCGATGCCGGGCCGGTGAACGTTTGTGTGCCCGTCGCGGCGACCCCGGCGCTCGGCGTCGGGCTGATGACGTCGAGCTGCAGCAGGCCGTTCGCGGCAAATGCGGCCTTGGCGGCGAGGTGCCCGGGCGTGCCGGCGCCGAACGCGGTCGCGGCGTCGTCGGGCCCGAACACCTGCCGGACCTCGGTGTTATTGACGAGGGTTCCGGCGCTGCCTTTCGGCGCCATGATGAGCATGCGGTTCACGCCGCTGCCGGGGTTTGCGGGGTCGCCGAGCAGGTCGACGACGAGATAGAAACCGGGCGTTTTAACCGTCGAGGCGACGGCAACGGGGATCGTCATTTAGGGCTTACTCCGGCGCTGTGTTCGGCGCTCGAGGCGTGCCTGCCCCTCGCTTGTCAGTCGGCTGTTTCTGTCGGGTTTGCTCGCGCCATGCCTGTTCGGTGTGCTCGACGAGCGAGCCGTCGCGCACTGCGCGCAGGTACTCTCGCCGATACTTGCGAAACTCGTCGTGCGGGATGGCAACGATTATAGCGGGGTGATAGTCGATAACCGTCGGCTCGAGCGCGCGCCGCTCGGCGCCGATGAACGTGCCCGTGCCATAGCGCTGAACGACAGCGCCCTCGACGCACGACACGAACAGCGCGAACGACGGTTGCGACATGCCGGACAGACTACGGGATCGGTCGTGCAGCGGCAAGGGCACGACCCGGCACCGGCAGTGCCCACGTCATGGCCCGAGCGGCCCGGGCGGGATCGGCACGCCGATGTCGACGACGATGACGCCGCTCGTCGGCTCGGGCGCGTCGCGTCCGGGCAGGGCCTGCTGCAGGCTCGTGCGCAGCCAAGGCACAAAGGTCCGGGTGTCGGTGCGCACGACGCTGCGGTTAACCCGTAGCGTCATCGCGTACACATAGTGTTTCTCGTTCCGGACGAACCGCGAGCGATTCAGGATTTCAAGGCTGCCCATCGCCGTCAGCTGCTCGCCGTCGGTCGTGACCTGCTGATCCGTCAGCAGCCGGGTTATGGCTTGCATGATGCGGGCGCCCTCGCCCCGGCGGCGGCCGTCGCTCGCGAGCGAGGCCGACACGATGAACATCCGGTAATTCTCGGTGAACATGCGCACGCCGTCGGCGATGCGGGTCGAGCCCTGGTTCGTGCCTGCCGTGCGGCCCTCGGCCGGGGTCGACTGCGTCCAAACGAGCATGGCGCCGGGCAGCTGCGACAGCCTGCCGGCGGCGATGTCGCGCTCGATGGCTGCGGCGTCGAGGTCCTCGTAATAGACGGCCCGCCGCAGGCAGAGGCCCGCCCGGTCGGCGCCGTCGGTGATGGCTGCGCCGAGGGTCGCCGTCTCGTCGAGGCCGTCGAGCAGCGGGTCGAACCGCAGCACGGTGCCGGCGGCGAGGTTATGCCGGGCGCCGCCGAGGTTCGACTTGACGGCGACGGGCAGGCTGCCGCCCGCGGGGATCGTCCACGCGCCGCCCTTGCCGTGCGGCAGCTCGGTCGCGGGGTTCCGGTCGACCTTGAACACCAGGTCGTCGGCGAGCTCGCCCTGCACGACGGGCAGTAGGAACATGTTCGGGTCGAGATCGATGTCGGCGCCGGTCGGGTTCGTCACGGTCGCCGTGCCCGTGCCGCGGGTTCCGGTCAGCGGCGCGAGCTGCCCGAGCATGGCGCGGGCGAGGGCCTCGAGGATGTCGTGATCAATGGGGATGGGCATGCGTGTTTACCTGTCGCTGACGGCGCGTTTACCGGTTCGCGTCGTACCGGGTTCGCGGGCGTCACTCTGCCGCCGAGGCGATGAACTGCGCGAGAATGACGTCGACCGCCTCGGCCTGCGCGGTCTCGAAATCGATGTCGGTGAAGTCTCGTTTCGGGATCTTTTTACGGGGTGCGTCGCTGATGTGGTAGCCCGCATACGGCACGTTCGTGAACGCCTCGGCGACCTCGCCGTCGGCGTACGGCATGATCGAGCCGGCGAGGTTCCCGGTGTCCTGCAGGATCGTGAACACGATCGACGCCTCGCGCTGCCGGCGTTTCTCGCGCGCCCGCCCCTGCCGTTTGATGCGCGCCCGGCGTTCTTTCGCCGTCTCGGTGTACCACTGCCCGCCCTCGAGATACGTGCCGCCGCCGCCGCGCAGCTTGCGCCCACCGCGCAGCTTTTGGAGCCTGTTTTCTTTTGTCGACTCGGCGAGGTCGGGCCATCTCGACCGACCCGCGACGGCGCCCTCGCGCACGAACACCTCGTGTACGGCCGACACCAGGATCTCGGCGAGCAGCGGCGTCGTCTGCGCCTGCACCTCGGCGCCGGCCTCGGTCAGTTTCGCGATGGCGTTCATCAGCGAGCTGCTGTCGAGGTCGACCGCGCTGCCGCCGCCGCGCCGCCCATAGGTGACGCCGGGCATTACCTGCCGCCGAGGGCGACGGCGAGCTCGGCGCCCGCCAATAGGGCGCCCGCGACCGTCAACGTCACCTGCACCCCGCGCAGGGCCGACAGTAGGCGCCTGTTCCGAGCGAGCTCGGTGTCGGACGTCTGCACTCGAATGCTCGGCGCCCGCATCGGGTCACACCCCGGGGTTCGGGTCGCGGTCGCCGCCCACGGCGCTCGCGTCGTCGCCGTCCATGGGCGACGGGGTCGCGTCTGGTTGGCCCGCCGCGAGCCGGCAGCCGTGATAGTGTCGCCCGCCCGGGCGCGAGCAGAACTGACACACCGGCGTCAGATCGAGCGGCACCTCGTGCGGCGTGCCCGGCTCGCACGCGATGGCTTTGTTCGCCGTCATCATCGCCTCGTGCAGCTGCCGCAGCGCGGCCGTCTGGTCCGCGCCCTCGGGCGTCACCTGAATGACCGTCAGCGCGCAGCGCTTGAACGCGGCCCGCACGGTTTCGATCCGAGCACTCTGTTCGAGCGAGGGTCGGTGATAGTCGAACGAGTCGAGGATCGACTGCTGTCGCGGGGTCGCTGTCGTCACGATGGCCATCAGCCGAACCTAACACCATCGGTGCGACCCCGCCGCAGTCTCGATGCCTGCGCCCGCAGCTGCGAGGCTGCCGTGCGGGCGCGTTCCGCTTGGCTCGTGTCGCCCGCCCGCTCGAGCTCGACCGCGTCGTCGTCGAGCCGTGCGGCGTCGGCGTCGAGGTCGTCTGCACGCTTGACCTGGATCATGTCCAATACTTTCCAGCGGCCGTGACGTGCCGCAGCGAGTGGCCCGCGCCGAGGATGCACTGATGGCCGCCGTCGTTCATCTCGCTGCACCGATCCTGTAGGACGCAGGTGCAGGGCTTGCGAGCGTCGCCGCCGTGGCACAGCTCGCAGTCGACGAGGGACGGCCGGAACACCCGCTCGGCGGGCGCGCGTTTCTTCCTGCCCGGGCCCGGCGGCGGCGAGAACACGGGCCCGCGAGGCACGCGGCTAGAACCCCCCCGGGCCCGGGCGCCCGGGATAGCGCGGGTCGCGCGAGATGACGAACACCGGGTCGCCGAGGTTCACGTCGCCGCCGACGACGGGGTTCTCGCCGGCGCCCGTGCCCTCCTTTTTACTGCGCAGCTCGCCCTGACTCATTTTGACGAGGGACGCGCGAGCTCGCTCGCCCATGCTGTCGAACCGCCCGCGCCCGTCGTCGTCGAGGAATTCGACCCGCCGCTCGCCGGCGTGCTGCGCGAGGATGCTCGTCGCGTACCGGCGCAGCGAGGCATCCTCCGACAGCTCGTTCAGCGCGGCCGCGTCGAACCCCTTGCGGAACATGATCGAGGTGACCTCGTCGTTCGCAGCGGCGATGGTTTCGGCAATGGCGTCGGCGTCAGCGCCGGTGATGTCGCCGTCGCCGTCGTCGTCGAACAGCTCGACGACCCGCCGCCGGGTGATCTTGCGGGTCAGCTCGTCGAGCGTCGTCCAGTTCGCCATATGCCGAGACTAGCAGCAGCAGGGGCAGCAGACGGGTCAGGGCGTGAACGGGTTCTGCTGCGGTTTCGGCGGCAGGGGTCCGACGACCTGACCGCGGGTTTCGACGATCAGCTGCTGCAGCTCGCTCGGCAGGTCCTCGATCGGGGTGCCGTGTTTCACGTGCGCCTGCTTGCCCTGGTACTGCCCACACCAGTTTCCGTTGACGACCGGCGCCGTCAGGCTGATCGGTTTCGTCGGGTCGGGTCGCGCGACGAACACGCCGGCGGCGTTATTGATCAGCGCCCTCGGGCGGTCGTCGTCCTCCTCGCGCTCGACCCTCGTGCGCCGCGGCCTGCGGCGGTCCTCGTCGTCGTCGCGACGAGCGCCTGCAGCGGCTGCGTCACGGGCCTCGATCGCTGCGTCACGGGCCGTCGCGTCGGCC